AAACCAGCGGAACGCCAAACTGCCATTTGCCAACGCCGCCACACTTCCGGTGATAAATCGGAACATCCCACATAACGTCGTAGCTGCCAATCGTTGCCGGCTTGTCTGCTGGATCGTAACCGAGAGCCGGATACCATGCCGTGATCGTTGTGTAGGATACCGCGCCGCTTCTGTAGTCAAAACCTTTTTTGACCCATTGCCGCCGGTAGTATTGCGGCAGATCAGTGTCGTCAGGGTCCGATACAATCTCCTGAATCTCCAGCGCGTCGATAGTCCGGATGTTGACTTCGCCGGTGTCACGCGGGTCGGAATGCAGCGCAAAGAACAGGTTCCCGTCGTAGTATTTGCGTCGGTCGAGATCCTGCAACGCAACTTGGCCCAGCACGCGTTCGTTACGTTTCAGGAAGTCTTTGATAACCTGATTTGCGCTTTCGTCCGTGCTTGTGATCTCCACGCCGCGCCCAAACACGTACTGAGCAGAAACGTTGATGCCGCGCTGGATCATCGGATTTTTGATGAAGTACAGCCGGGAGATCAGCATAATCTGCTGAATGCCCCATCGTGAGAACTCCGTCCACGAACCGTTAACCTCGCGCCGCCATTCCGCGTTCTGAAGCGCCAGTTCTACATCTCCGTAAGCCCCGGTCGCGTCGATTGCTTCGCGCAGTACCTTTCCGCCGGGTCCGTTTACTACCGTTGGCATTTGCCACGTCGGCCCAGCCATTGCCAGCGCTTCCCGCAGTTCGCCGTCATCTTCTGACTGCTCCCGGATACGCAGCGCTTCCAACGCCTGCAGCTCATCGAGCGCCCCGTATAACGTGCGGATTGTCTGCTGCTGCGAGGCTTCCCGCTGGTAGCCGGCAGATGCCACACGAATCAGGTCGGGTAATGGTGTTGCTGGCGGGTCCGGTCGGAACCATGTGCTTGGGTTCAGCGTCATGGTTTTGATTTTACAGTAAACTTGCAACCATGAGCGATTTCAATTCCACCGTAACCAACATCAACAATCAGACCGCCGCCGCTATGCCGGCCGTTGTTGCCGCTATTCAGGCGGTTGAAGCCCTTGCCCCGGACGGTACTACGGGAGCCGAAAAGGCGTCTGCCGCCGTTGCAGCAGTTGCCCAAACCCTTATCGGGTCGAGCAACTCAACCGTGGCAGGTGTTGCCAATTTGGTCAACATGGCTGTGCTCATAGCGAACTTGCTCGGAGTGTTCCGCCGCAAGCCTATCGTCAAAACGTCCTAAAGTTTTCGCGTCCTAAAGTTTTCGAGCCCGGCTTTCTTTGCCGCCCAGATCTAAAAACAGGCTGCGGCACGCCCAAGCCAATAGCATTGCTATTAAGCCCCAGCTTCGCGTGTTCATGCTTTCCAGCGCTGCGGTATTTCGCGATGTCTGTTCTTTGAGCACGGCGACATCCTGGGGCATGGTCAGAAGTTTTGCTTCGAGAGAATCCAGCCTTGCAGCCGCCGCTTTGAGGTCAGATTTTATCTCATATTGCATCGGTGTTTGAGACGGCATCGATAACGGATTTGATATGAACAATCCGATTCCCATCACAACTATTGAGCACATTCGTCGGCCAAATGATGCCACGGTGTCCCATCCAGATATCAGCGAGAATTCAGACCAGTCGAGCCGCCAGCCTTGCAAAGTTGCAAACTTGCAACGCACTACCTCAACCGCGTTCACGCTGCCGTCTCTCTCATATGCCTTACAGACTACCAAAGAAAACGCCGCCAGCGGCTTGCAGGCCTGACTGACGGCGATAGGGAGTTCAACGAATGGAGTAATCACAGCTTACAGCATTTCAAGCCTCAGCGGCCCCGCGTGCTTTAGGACTGCGTCAGCGTCTACCTCTGGCACGTCCCCGGCTACCATGTGCCGGTAACGGTCTTCCGGTTCGTTGTTAGGGTCCAGCCGGTTGTACCATTCGTATTTCCGGATGCGGTCTTCACAGTAGTTGTACCCAAGATGCCAAAGCGGAGCGCCAGGTATCGGTACGTGAGCCGCGTGAAGCAGTTCTTGCGGAATGCTGGAGCAATGAAAGTTCGCCCCGTTGCCAAACGGCGTTCGCTGAAACCGGAAGTTTGTGTTCATCAGCCTGAATACTGACGGTCTGGCAAACGTTTGGTACACCCCGTCCATGCGAACCTTGCGGTGCCCCGGCGTGGTCACGAGACTAAGATCGGAGTTCCACAAATATCGAATCGGCAACTTGAACGCGTGGTACGGTGTAGCTGCCAGCGTCTCGCGGATAGCCTGAACTCCGGCACCGTCCAGCAGTTCGTCACCGTCGATTGCTAGCGCCCAGAACGGGCTGTGCACGTCACCGCACAGGTGGTTATCTCCGACGCTGTTGAGCAGCCTCGACAGCAGGTATTCCCGATCTCGCGATTCGTCGAAGCCTTCAAACGCGGAATTGATGACGGTGACGCGTTCGCCCATCTCAGCGCAGATTTCCGGCGTGGCGTCGGTCGAGTGATCGTCGAGAATGAAGATGCGTTCGCATAGTGGCAACGCAGCCTCAATCACCTGCCGAATCCAGCGATTCTCGTCCTTAATCCTCAACATCCCGAAAACTGTCATAGTACGCTCCTGTATTGTTTGCCGCGTTTTATCTGCCCGATAGCGAAGTGACTCACTCCGAATCGTCGCCCCAGTTCTCGCTGTGAACCAGACGCGCATCTGATTGCTCGAACTTGATCCTCTGAAAGTTTGGCGTGAGGATGTTCCACGCCCTGCAAGTTAGGAACCACCATCCGGCCTTTCTCATTCGCATCGTGAAGATTGTCAGCTTGAGTTCCTCTGAAGAAATGATCTCTGTTGATGCACTCAGGTTTGTCGCATCGGTGGCATACCATCGACTTCGGATCGGACATATCTACCATTCCAGCCGCAGCTGCGATCAATCGCGTTATGCGAAACGTTCGCCATCCAACCGAAGTTTTGACCGTCACAACGCCGTAACCTTGAACATTTGCAGCAGTCCAGAATACGCATCCAGATGGGGATGCCACCGTGTTGGCGGCCTTCATGGATTCAACCTTCGCAACACCTTTTGAGACGATTTCAGACCATTCTAATTGAGTGAACATGGATTCATTATCCCATACCATACCGCCTTTTTATGGGATTGACTTTGGTCCTTTTGGTTCAGCCGGGTCAAATTCGTCCTGCTTTGACAACGCCAGATGTGAGCACGGACACCGCATAGCCGCACAGCATCCGCCGCTGTCATGCTGGCTCACCGGGTGCCCACAAATTACATCGTGAGTCACGTTTACGCAGATTCGGTCCATCAGATTATCCTCTTGCGATAGAAGTCTTTGTATCGTGGCACCCGGATCAGGTCGTAGTCTCGGCCTTCGCTGTGCCACACTTCAGGCGCGTCGTTTAGCGTCGGATACCGCAGCTTCCAGTATTCCTCCAGATAAAGCGCGTTCGGCGGCCAGTCATCCCACCTGAGCACGTTGGGACTGTGATACGTCAAATTCTTGCCGCCGAAGTACCGGCACCACTTGTTAACGAACTGCATGACGCCCTGCCCGATACGCTCAATCGCTGCCGGGTCGTTTGTGGCCGTCGCGTGATGGCTGATCGATACCGATGGCACCGCCGCACACTTCCACCCCGCCATGCGAACTCTCATTGCGTAATCACATTCGTTTTGGTGCCCGATAGTGTCGTCGAATCTCCCGGTCTCTACCATACAGTGCCGGTTGATGATCCATGCGAAGCCTGCAGCCCACATGATCTCTGTGTACGGCCCGCGGTCGATAGGAGCCGCCCCGCCGTTCGGGTGCACCATGCCGATCTCGTGGAAGCGGTCCAGGTACCCGCACAGCGTTTCGTCCCAGCCGTGCGTGTTGATCGTCACGTCGTTGTCCAGATAGGCGACATATTCGGTTTCCGCTAGGTCAAACAGGACGTTCACCGCGCCTGAATAGCTATCCTGAGCCACGCTTCGTTCTACCAGCACAAAACGGTTATCGACTGCTGCAAACTCACGCGCCACTTGACACGCCTGAACGTTTTCTTCTGAGTCGTTGCGGCTCATCAGGACAAAGCACCGCCAGTCGGTCGAGCTGTTCGCCTGTATGCTGGCCAACGTGCCCCGCAAACATGTCGGGTTCTTGTAGCTGGCTACTCCAATATCAAGACGCCTCACGATTGCATTTTCCAATCTGCCGGGTCTTGCCAGTGCGTAACCGGCCACTCGTCTGGGTTATCTTTCGACCATGAAGGGTTCGGCATGTTCAGCACCAGCGCTTCGGTGTCTCCGTAATTGTAGAGAGCGCACGGACACCCTGCTGGAACAACGACAACAGCATCCCCCGGCCTGACAGTGTACCCGTTGTGTGTTCCGTGCGCGGACCCATCCCTAATCGGCATCTGAAATCTTACTGCGCCAGCAATTACTGAGAACATGCCGCGCCGCTTCATATGCAAATGCGGCCCCTTCCGTGACCTTGGCGCTATAGCGGTTACGTAGACCTGGCCAGGTTTAAGAACCGGTTGATCCAGTTCGGACCATATCGGCAACACCCAGCCGTTCGGCTTGCCTTCGCTGTCAAATGTCTCAATTTTAGGCATCCTTTGCCGCCTTTCTGTCTGCCGCGTCTTTTTCTTTCTTTGCCTTGATGCGGTCCCAGCATCGGTCCATTAAGTCCCCCAGCGTCGTCGGTTTCATTCTTCGATGTACCCTTTCCACAGCAAATACAAGATCACCATTCCCACCATTGCCGCTATCAGTTTCACGCTGGCCGCCGATACCAATTGCTTGAGATCTGTCCAAACCCAACCGCCGTCAGCAGTGTATCCCAGTCGTGCTCAAAGCGGTCATTCACGGCAAGATGCATGGGAATGCTGCCGTCCGGACCTGAGCCGCACGCAAAGGCATTCTGAGCACAGAACAGGCCGCCGGGCTTTAATGCTGCGAAGATGGCACGCACCCAAGCTTCCACGTTGGGCACGTGCTCTAGGAAGTCGAGAGAGCAGATGGCGTCGTATTCGCATCCGATTGGCATTGTCCAGCCGTTGCTGGTGTCTGTCACCAGTTGAGTTCCAGTCTTGCGCCAATGCCGAAACGCTGCGTAATCCGCCGTCCTGCTGTTTTCCAGATCGTGATAAACGGCATCGAAGCCGCCCTCGTGCAACGCTAGCGTCAGGTCTCCGATACCATCCCCAAGCGCCAACACGGAAGAACATCCCGGCTCAACCTTCAGCCGCTCCACGATACCTCGGCACATGCCGGTGTAATTGAAGCCTGGATCATCGTGGTACGCCGAGAGTTCCCAGATATACGCTTCCGTGGTCCGGTACCAGTTGAGCAGCGCGTCGTCGCCCTGCGGATTTGCCTTGCGGAAGTCATCGGCCACGGCATTGTGCAGAGCGCCGAATCCCTCCCCGAGTTTCCCTTTAGCCTGGTCCAGCGTAATTCCGAAGAATAGCGCCAGTTCAATTGCTCTGTCTTCCATTTGTGCCCTCTCTACTATCTGGTGAATCTGGTACAAGCTCCGCAGGTGCGAACCCTGCAGGAACATCGTGTCTCTGGCGCGTGGCGCCAGCCCGGGAAAGTCATCATGTGAACACGCTGTGACGTCCGCGTTGACCAGCTTGGCAATGTCCCAGCGGGTCGTGCGTATCGGCTCCCCAAGTTGCCGGATCTCCCCCGGCTTCGCCATCAGCACCGCATCCCAAAGCAATTCCGCGGCGTCCCATGCAAACAACGGACTAAAGAACCGGTCACAGACCTGCGGGCTTTGACCTTCCAGCATTGCTTCCAGCGGGTTCTTGCGCCCGACGTGCGGCAGTGGCCTGATGCCAAGCACGAACGTCAAACGGACCACAATGCCGCCATTCTCCAGCGTCGCCATCTCCGCAGCACGCTTCTGCCGGCCGTAGACGTTTACCTGGTCCATGTTGTTGCCGGGTGACTGGTAAACGGCCTGACTGCTGACCTGAATAAATTTGCGCCCGTTCATAGCGCACCACCGCGCCAGATTCGCCGGCCATACCCGGTTTACATAGTAATGCGTCATCGGATGACGTTCCACCTCGTCAACGTTTGAGCAACCCGCGAGGTTTACGATCACATCCGGAGCGCCAACAAACCCAAGATCATTGCCGTCGATTGGTGCGAACGTAATCAAGTCTCCGGTCTGACGCATCCACGTCGATTCCACGCAGTCAGGGACGCAGAGCCGCATATGTTGGCCCACGATCCCTGATGCGCCCAAGATCAAGACCTTCACGCCCGCCTCGCTTCGTCATTCAGCCGCCGAAACTCAGCTCGGAAGTGCTCAACCGCAAACGCTAAAGCATACCACCAGTTTGCAATCATTCGGATACTGTACACCAGCCCTGCCCGATGCACCAGCAACGCCGCACCCGGTACCGCCATCATTCCCGCCAGCGTCAATGCTTCGCTCATGCTTCACCTTCCCACAGGTCGCAAAACGGCGAATTGTCGCGGCTTCGTCCCCAATTGTCGGTGCCCCACTTGGCAATGAACCGCCTGAGGTTTGGATAAAAGTTACCCCCTGTTTGTGGTCCGCCCCGATAGCTGCTAATTAGGCTGCCGTGGTCACAATAGCAGCCATCGTAAATCGCCAGCCTGAGTCCGTGATATCGTACGCGCAGGCAGTAATCATCGTCGTCCATGCCGTAATCGACGAAGCGCTCGTCAAGCAACCCGACCTTGTCGATCACCCGCCGTGGAATCAGGACGCAGGTAAAACACAAGGTTCTCTGTTCGTCCCGGACGGCATCCGCGTTCGCCAGCTCTGGAACCAGGTTCTGCAGCGGATTGCCGACGTTGCTGCAAGCGCTACCGATCACGCCGTATTGCGGCCGGCGCTTCGACTGCTCCCACATCTTCGAGAAGCCCATGGGCGTCTGAAGCAACGCGTCATCGTTAAGCAATATCACGTCATCGGTACCGGCTGCGTAGATGCCTAGGTTGATGTTGCGCGAGTAAACGAACGGCTTGTGACCCTGCACCACATCAGCCCCGATGCCATGATTATAGTTCGGCAGCCCGTCGTCAACTACGATGATGCGGCACGTCTCACCCGCCGCCCTGATAGCCGTGATGCAGGCCGCAAGATTGACCGCATTCTTTGAAGGAATGATAACCGAGAGCCCCATCACTTTACCGCCTCCAGTGTTGCCATGATCTTCCAGACACGCTCCCGTGGATCTTCGCCGGATACTTCAATCTCCTGCAGGTTCAGCACACGAAACGCCGCCGTAATCCCGTAAGACTTTGCCAGCCGCTGATGTGCGAACGTCCCGGCTTCGAAGTACTTGAACAAGCTGAAACACCACGGCGTCTTGTGTGTCGGGTCCGTGATAAAACCTACGCCGTGCGCCGCGCTCGGAACCTCCACCAGTGCCAGCCCGCCCGGTACCAGTACCCGGTGAAGTTCGTTCATGAAATGGATGCGCCCGAGCGGGTGACGGCATATCACAGATGCAGCCTTGCGTTCCGCCTGTTCACCATAGATTGCCCTGTACATCCGCATCCAATGATCGCGGCATTGCGTGCAGAATGTCACCATGTGAGAACAGTCTCCGATATGCTCAGCAACGTCATGCGCCCGCACTTCCAAAACGCTGAAATCCGGCCACGGCCACGGCCCCTCAAGGTCTACCACCGCATCCACTTCCGGCCCCGTCGCGATATCCACGCCGATGAATCCGTCTATTCGACGGTCTGCACATCCCAGATTCAGTCTCATCGCTCCATTACCTCTTTGCAAACCTTGTCCCACGCCGGCACACGTGACCACTGCCGCTCTGACGCCGGTAAGGCGTTGTGTCGCACCATCTCAGCCAGGTCATATGCGCTGCTGCTGTTGCCGCTGTGAATCCGGGCGATCATCCTGGCCATCGGTCCACACTCTGGACCAGCGATTGCGCCCAACGCTGGCAGGCTGCTTTCCGAGTGGCACCGTACACCTTTCAGCCATTCCGTATCTTCGCCGTGATTGATGTCTTGAAACGGTCGGGCCTCCCACGCCTTGCGTGAGTAACACAGGCTGGTGCCGAGCGCGTAACGCGGGTTCTGGTTGCTGTAAAGCCACGCCTCGCCACCGTTGTACACCGTGATTCCGTTGATCGGTTCGGCCTGCGGAAACGCTGCCAGCCCTCGCCAGAACAGCATCTCGTTGTACCCGACGCAATCCGCACCGGTCGCCTGAAGCAATGCAACCTGCTCCGCGATTCGGTTCGGATGGCTCCAATCGTCGTCATCCCAGTGACACACGATCTCGCAATCGGTGAGCAGGGAGTTCGCATAGTTCCGCATCGCCCCGATAGTCCGCGCCGGGTCAGCAGGCAACGTCAGCAGCCTGAGCCCGCCGGTATAGGTCTGACTGCTGAAGCACGCCACCGCTTGGTGCTGGAAAGCCTCGCGCCCCGGCAACATGAGCATCACGCACCCAACCTTCATTCGCCACCTACCAAACAAAGCATAATCGGCACAAATGCAACTGCCGCTCCAATTATTACAGCACCTATGGCCAGCACAGCTTCCTTCATTTCCCCTGCCCTTTATCATTGATAAATTTGACATGTTGACGCATCAGTTCGGCTTCGCGCCGCGCCTTTCGCATCTGGCGCATATCCCAGCGCCACATTGCCAGCACCGCAACCACCAGCCCTATCACATACATGACACCCGGCCAAACGCCGATGTCCGCTTTAACTGTTTCCATCGTTTCGCTCCTTTGCCGCCTGGTTCAGGATTGCCCGCGCTACCCACGCCTTTAGCAGCATTCCGCATTTCGCCGCCAGCAGCTTGGCTGCTTCGTAGACTTCATCCTCAACCGGGACGTTTATCTGTTTCATTTCGCTCCGTCCATTTCTTGCACTGGCACAACTCCGCGATACATTCGCCGTCCCAATCGTGTAGTCCGCAACTGTGACCACAGCCGCAATTCTTATGGCACTGCTCTGGCGCTTGCCAATGACGGCAATATGCTCCGCTGTCGTAATCATCCACAACCAATAACTTACACTACGCTTACAGTTAATTGCAAGCAGGAATTATATCGGTGAGATCTCGTAGCCGGGCAGTGACCGCTCCTGCTGCTGAGGTCGGACCCGCATAAACGCCATGATCGTCGCCTCTGCCCGGTCAGGGCTCCCCGGTATGCCGCGCTGGTTGCGTTGGTCCTTCGTCTCAATCTCAGTGCGCCCTTGGCTGTTCTCTCGATATCTAAGCGTCGAGAGTTGCGCCGATGTCTCTTCGTCCACCAAGCCTGATATTGCATCGGCTCTGAGATATTCCCTGAACTGCCAATACGTTTCAGCCTTCTGATTGACGTACTGCAGGGTGTCAATGGCGCTAAACCCGGCATTGAACCCATACACCGGAAACCGCTGGTCGGCCATGTGAAGCGCAAAGTTATACCCGATGCCTGCAATGTCGATTACCACCAGCCCGAGCCGTCCGGCACTCCGGAACCGATGCAGGATGTTGGCCACTGGCCCGCGTGGGTCGTTATCTGAAAATGCGTGTGTTTCGAGGATCTGCCCGCCGCGCCGCGCTACCAGCACGGTTTCATCGGACCCCGGGCCCGCAACGTCGATACCGATCTGAATCTGCTCCCCGCTGTTCTGCTGTATCTCCAGATCCGTCGGCACGCGATTTGCGCGTTCAATCCACGCCAGCGGATAAACGCTATACGGGTCGTTGCCGGGAAACTCACCCAGCACGCGGCTCAAGTACTTCGGATGCTTCGGCCCCCACACCTTATGACGTTCTCGAATCCACGCCCGCGTTATCAGGCCCGGATCTGCTACACGCGCCAGCCGGGTTTCGTCAAGGTTCAACAGTTCTTCTTCTGTCAGTGGCAGCCCGGTCAGTTCGTTCTGCAGGTTGGGCGTGTCGAATCCGCTGATGCTGATGCAGTTGAATATCGCCCGGTCTTTTGTATGCGAGTCGTAGAAGTGCCCGGAAGGCACCACCGGGTTACCCAGCTCCAGCACGTGGACGTTGCCGCCTGAGCGAATGCCTTCGATTGCATCCCAGATCTCAGAGCCGATACCGGGAGCCTCGTCGCAAATGATTAATACATGCTCACCGTGCAGCCCTTGGATGTTGACGCCGGCCGATGAGCTGGCCCCGTAGGCGTAGCGGTCTGGTGCCACGTTGAGCCCGAGCGTTGACGGCATCGGCAGCAACTGTTTCACCGGCCCCGCGTCCCACGCTACCCGAACGTCTTTGAAGAACGTCTTCACCTGCCGTTCGGTCGGAGCCGTGACAAAGACTTTTGAGTTCCTCCGGTACCGCACCAGCCACCAGAGCGGGAGCCCGGACGCCGCGAACGTCTTACCGGATGCGTGGCACCCCTTAACCGTCGTGAGCGGTCTGGTGATCGTGGAATGCAGGATCTCGCGCTGCTTGGCCCAGAGTCTGCGCCTCAACTGCGTCCGCTGGAACTCTACCGGGTCGAGAAGAAATCTAGCTCTATTCTCTGCTGTTAATTTCGGCATCAGCTTCCGCAATCAGCCTGTCTGCATCAGATAGGAGGAATGGACGGTCTTTGCCGGACTCGTCCACAAAGCGGTGATCGTTTGCCGGTTCCTTCCAGCGCCGGCGTACCTTCATCCAGAATGCCGTCATGCCGGGATGTTCGCCCGATGTCGCCATATGGAACATCGTTTGGGATACCTTGGCGTCGGCTTGGATCATCGCTTTGTCCAGCGTGTCGCGGAAGTGTTTTCGCAGCGTCTTCTCGTCGATATCCAAGATCGTGCAGATCTCCGCATGAGGGAAGCCGCAGGCCGCCATAGTCTGCACGGTGCGCGTGTCTTGGTCGGTCGGTTGATATGAAGGTCTGGCCATTTCGTTTTTATGTACGGGAAAAACTCTTAGAACTTTGCAGAACGTGACTCCGAACGTGCCCTGCGATAGCCCGCATAAAGAGCGGAGGAACGCTGTTTCCGACTCGCTCATTAACTTTCCCGATCCATTGATACTCATCTGGGAAACTTCCGAATCGAGCAACTTCGTGAGCGGTAATCGCTTCGACTTTCCACGGCTGCATCATCCGGCTATTGCCTGTTTTGACGATCGTGGCCATTGGGCGATTCAAGGAACGAAGTGGCGATCGTTTTGCGATGCTATGCCGTTCATTGCTGGCAGTGATATATCCGATTGTTCCTAATGGCGAGTTCACGGCATCTCTGATCGTAATCGGCTTTGATGCTGCCGCCGGATGACTTGGTTCACCTTCTCGTGTTCCGATGAAAATCATGCGCGCCCGATCCTGCGGAACATTGAAATACATGGCGTTCATGAGCCGAGCCGACACTTGGTACCCGCACGCCTTCAACTCCTTCAGGATCTCAACGAAGATCAGCTTCATTTTGCCCTTGACCATGCCGGACACGTTCTCCATCACGAACGCCCGCGGATGAAGATCCCGCAGAATTCGCGTGAACTCGTGAAATAGTTGGTTCCGTGAATCGTCCATGTTGCGCTTTCCGGCTGTGCTGAATCCCTGACACGGTGGAGAACCGTCGAGCACGTCCAGTTCACCGGGCCCGATGCCTGCCAGTTGCATCAGGTCAACGCTAGCGAGCTTTGTGATGTCGCCGTGATAGACCGGCACGTCTGGAAAATTCAGGCGAAACGTGGCCGCTGCGTTGTCATCCCATTCAACTGCCAGCAGTTCGCGGAATCCGGCCATCGAATAACCGAGACTAGAGCCGCCGCAGCCGGCGAACAGACTGATAACCGTTGGCGCATCCGGCGCACGCGGTGCCAAGTGCTGCTGCCATGCCTCCGTCAGTATCTCAGGATAGGTCATTTCGGGAAGTGATGCCCGCACGCTGGGCACTCCTGATACTTCACGTCCGCTGCTGCGTTCTCGTCAAACTCCGGCTGGTTCACCCCAGAGAACTCGCCAAATTCAATTGCATCGAACCCGGTTAGCGTCAGGTCGAAGTCGAGCGCCTTCAGGTCTCCGAACTCCAAAGCCAGTGCGTCCATGTCCCAATCGGCCCACGCAACGGAGCGGTTCACCATCAGCCTGAACGCCTTCACCTGAGCCTCGGTCCAGGTGTCGCAGGAGATCACTGGCACCTCTGCGAGCTTCATCTGAACCGCAGCCTTCAGCCTGAGATGTCCGTCGATTACTAGCCCGTCAGACTTCGCCAAGACCGGGATCGTGAACCCGTACTCTTTGATCGACGCGACCATCTGGCCCACAGCTTTGTCGTTGCGCCTCGGGTTGCGTTCGTATGGCTGGAGCCGGTCTATCGGCCAGTACTCAATCGTCAGCGCCGGGTGCTCTGGTGCGGGTTTACGTTTGGCCATCTGCTGTAAGGGTACTTGAAGCCGCCTGATTTCGCAAACCGCAATCTTTCCTGTTGCAATAATACATAGCGCATGGTAAATTAATAAGTGTCAGGCAGGACCGGCGACCACCGGGCCAGCCGGGCAAGGCTATAGGAGGCCTAAACGCAATGAAAAACTTTGATCTTGCCCGCGCCGCTCATTTATTTAACGACACGATGATTGCAGCGCACGAAGAACGCAGCGCTGCAAAGTCAGCATCTAAGCTGGCTGGTATCGCAGACGCAATCAACGCCGCGAAGATCGGGCTGAAAACGAACTGGTGGAAGTCTGGCGACGCTGAGCGCGTATATGTGACGCGCAACGGAAAGAAGGCTGGTTTTATCGAAGCGGCTGGCGAGAAGTTCTTACACCGCGAATGCTCCGACGAAACCCGGCTGGCGACGAAATCATTCAGGACGGTGCGGTAATGGCAAATACAACCCGAACAATCGCTCAGATTGCCACTGACATGGATAGGATTGCAGCACGCCGCGCCGATGTAAATCGGCTGACTGGCGCAAAACTTCACGCTTACAAGTTGCTTGAACTGCAATTAAATATCGCGAAGGCCGCCGGTGACCCGGATTCTATTTACACTACAATCGCCGCCAAGCTCAAATTCGAACTGGGTGTAGCATGAGCGCCCCGAACACTGCCGAGAACGCGTGGTTTGATCCGGCATCGAGCACCGGTCACGAGTTGGACGGCAGCTTCGGCAAGCCCATTTTGTGTTCACAATGCGGGATAGCTCATCACGTTGGGCTGCCGATATTTGACCTGCAAACACAGCGCATTATCCCGATAGTCACTGGCCATGAGGTTTCCGGCTATGTTTCGTTTGATTTCCCGCCTCTGGTCCGTGGCAAAAATGGCAAGCTGGCACGGGCTGCACAGTTTGATCTGTTCATTGCGGGAGCGTCCGCATGACGTTTCCCGTTAACCGTGACGGCATCCGCTGGATCGTCACAATCCCCTACGCGCAGCGGGAGCACGCAAAGTCTGCCGGGTTTCGGTGGGACCCTCAGCAGCGGCACTGGTGGACCAGCCGGGAGGACGTGGCTAAGCTGCTCATGGACCCAGCCGCGCAACTTGCGAAGCGGGCTGAGTTTGAGCGCATCGGCAAAGAACGCGCCGCCCTGGTGGACGAATCCCGCGCCGCATCCGCCGACGTTGAGCTTCCGGCCCCCGATGGTCTGGACTACCTGCCCTTCCAGAAAGCCGGGATCGCCAGCGCCCTGAAGCGCGGAAACGTCCTGTTTGGGGACGATATGGGACTCGGGAAAACTATTCAGGTCATCGGCATGATCAACGCCCGCCCCGACGTGAAACGGGTTTTGATCGTTTGTCCCGCCACCCTGAAACAGAACTGGATGCGCGAACTCAACAAATGGCTGGTGCGTAAGTTCCGCATCGGCATTGCTTCCGGCCAGAGCTGGCCCGGGAACTACGCCGATATCGTGATCATGAACTTTGACATTGCGACGAAGCACGCTGCGAAGATTCAGGCCGAACTGTGGGACCTGGTGGCAATTGACGAGGCTCACTACCTCAAGAACCGGGAATCAAAGCGGACGCTGGCAATCTTCGGCATGGACCCCTACACCGCCAAACGCCAGAAGGTCGAGCCGTCGCCCGGTGTTCGCGGACGTTTGCAGGTCGGCATGACTGGCACGCCGATACCAAACCGCCCGAGTGAGGGTTTCGGTTTGTTTCACTGGCTGGCCCCGGATCACGAGATATTCAAAAGCTTCTACGTCTACGCGAAGAAGTTCACCGGATCGTTCGGTTACCCAGGCGCAGGATACGACCAAAACGGCGCTACGAACCTGGACGAACTGCAGCGGGAGCTTCGCGGGTCGATCATGATCCGCCGCACTAAAACGCAGGTTTTGACCGAACTGCCGGCGAAACGGCGCGTGGTCATCGAACTTGAGGCGGATTCGGCGTCTGACGCGATTGCGGAGGAGTCGGATGCCGCAGAGTCCCACGAAGAAGAACTGGAGCGCCTGCGCGCCGCCGTGGAGCTTGCAAAGGCGGAATCAGAGGAAGCGTACACCGCCGCAGTCGCAGCCCTGAAGAAAGGCGCATCGTTTGCGTTTACCGAGATGGCCCGGCTGCGGCATGAAACAGCGATGGCGACGTTACCGCACGCGGTTGAGCACGTTCTCACCGCGCTAAAGGCTGACGATTCGCACAAAGTCGTTGTGTTTTGTCACCACGGCGACGTGGCGGCCGGAATGCTTTCCGCACTGGCTGAGGAAGGTATCGGAACCGCTTCGATCACGCAAAAAACTCCCATCATGGAGCGTCAGGCCGAGTCTGACCGCTTCCAGAACGATCCGGACTGCCGGGTATTCGTCGGCGGTATTCAGTCTGCCGGTGTCGGGATTACCCTCACCGCAGCGTGGCATGTTGTGTTTGTAGAACTCGACTGGGTGCCCGGCAACATGTCGCAGGCTGAAGATCGTTGTAACCGCATCGGCCAGCGTAATAGCGTGCTCTGTGAGCATCTGGTGATACAGGGTTCAATCGCGGCAACGATGGCGAAACGGCTGGTGGCAAAGCAGAATGTCATTGATTCAGCACTGGACCGTGAGCACCCGGAACGGCTGACACCAGAGCAAGTCGAGCTGATGGAAGCGCCGATAGTTCCCGGACGGTCGGAAGCCGCAACGCAGGACACGCCCCGGACGAAGTACGCCAAGATCGCAGAGACGCTGACGGCTTCGCAGATTGCAGCGATACACCAAGCGCTCAAGCTGGTTGCGGATCTGGACCCCGACAAAGCAAAGACGCTTAACGGTGTTGGGTTCTCCCGGTTAGACGGCATGATCGGTCACAGCCTTGCCGATTGCGGACGCCTCACGCCAAAACAGGCTGCTCTGGCTCAGACGCTCGTCCGGAAGTATCGCAGGCAGGTTCCGGACGCGCTGCTGGCTGAATGCGGTCTATAGCCGCGTCAGCTTCATTTTGCGACGGATGGTCAGATACCCACTCTGAGCATCCGTCGCTTTCCAGTTTGTACACCCCCCAGAACTGAGCCTGATCGAGTTCGCACGGATCTGCACACACTGCGCCGCCAACGGTGCGTATGTCGCGCATCGGCAGGATGTAGTACGTGGTTTCAATTAGCATCGGCCTTCCGCTTCCCACGCTTCCACGCCCGATCTGTGATTCTTGCCTGAGCCCGTCGGCAACCGTCGCCCCCGCACGTAATCTGGTTCTTATTCGCAAGCGTGAACGGCTTCAGGCAGTGCGGACACGTTCCGGTTCCGAAGTCCCGCCGCATCGCCATACCAGGTGCATAATGCCAGTTCATACCTGAGCTTGCCAGTCCCGCCGCCGCGATTGCGGGTGCCCCACGTTGCCAAGCATCGTGATTATCGTAGCGTGCGTCCGCGCCAGCGCCCGTCCGATTGCCGGATATGAGAACCCTTCAGCCCGGAGTCTCAAAGCAATCTCGCGCCGCGCTGCCATGAGGTCCGGGTATCGCCATTCCCCCCGGACCTGCGCTGGTGTCAGCCCGTGACGTTCGGCTATTTCCGCCACAACATGCCGAGGGTTGACGGTTGCCCGACAGTCGCCGGGTAATGAAGCGCATCGGTTCAGGATCATGACTTCCCACCTCCCGCGCCCTCGAAGATGCCTTGGTACAGCGTCACTAGATCTGCCCGGTTGATGCCGTGGTGGTCCCAGAATGCTTTCCCTATGACGTGCTGGGAGTCCGGCCCCGTTCGGTGATGGTATCCACAAAGTGGAATGGTTTCCTGATCCCGGCATTTCTGCCCGAGTCCCCGGTCCCCGACGTGCGCCGCCTCAACGGCCCCAACGCAATCGCCGGTAGCCGTTAAAACGCACCAACACTGCCGGATAAAGTCTAAGTAATCCGGGTTCTGGACGGCCCCGCCAGCGCGGCGTATCGGTTTACTGCTTTTGCGTTTTAATGGTGTGCGCTTCATGTATCACCTCTCCACAGGTGTCGAATGCCCGGGCGGTGCCTGTAGGAGAGACGCCACCCGGATCATTCGAAGCAGGGATTCGAAGCCCCTGCCGTTCCGTTTCAGTATGCAGCGTTACGGGCTGCTCCGTCAATAGCAAAATTTCTTCTGCCATCCAGTCCGCCAGTCCCATTTGCAGGCCGTGTTGCTCCGGATGCCCCGCCAGTAGCAGCGTGACGCATCGGATCTGTTCGTCCCGGCATCGCTGGAGATCGGCTGTCACGCGAACACCGATGCCCGCGCCAGTCGCCGCGCTTCCGCTTCCACCGCTTCCAGCCGATAATGCGCCGCTAGGGCTGGTACGATCACCGGCCCGACGTTTGACGGTGCGGATCCATCGTGCCGGCACTTCCACGCTGCTGAGGTATCAAACTCCCCGTACACGATGATGTACCCGGAGCCGCCGCACCAGTTGCATTCCATCGCCACGCTGGTAATGATCTCGTCATCCGGTGTCTGCTGGCACATATCGTAAATCGCTTGGACGCTGGGATAAAACTTCTCCTGCTCCCGCAAGGCCTTTACCACCCGCGCCGCGTGGCCGATGCTTCTGGCGTTCTGCCGCAGTGAGTCTGTTCGAGCCTTCAGGGCTTCTTTCGAGTCCGGAAGCCCCGGCATCCCACTAAAGCCCTGCATGGTTTCCCGTGCTGCTTTCAGGTCGATCATCGGCCCGCCTCGCGCATGGCCCGTTCAATATCCGCTGCTGTGATCCGGTTCGCATCGGTCAAATTCACTAGCGGGATACTTGGGACCCGAACCGTCCTGCTCCGTTGCATGTCCTTCGCCCGCGCCATCGCCTCGATTACCGGCCTTATACTGGCCGCCGCTGTCAGGTCATCCGCCGTGTCCCGTGGCCCTGCAATCTGCCGCACTGTCGCCCCGCCGAGTTGCAACGGCTCCGATGCCTTCTCACTTGGGATTCCGTCGTTGAACCGTTGAAGTTGCGAATACGCTTCAATCCCATCTACCGGTTGATATCTCGAACAAAACACCGCCCGCATCTCTCGCGGCCCTTCCCATTCGTTCCAGAGCTGGATGCACCGTTTGGCCAGCCATGCCACCTGCTCGTTCGTCTGCGCCATCTCGCACGCCATTAGCATAATCTCAGTCCGCGCCGTTTGGTCTGCCGGAAAAAACTTCAACACTGAAAGCCGCGCCATGTCTGCCGTCGCCTGTTTGCTGTCGATCATAAACGCCCTTCCATAAACCGTTTCTGTAATTCTCGCTCTACCGATTCCTCAAACCCAATTTTCCCGTTACCGTTCTCGCTAGATCGTGGCATCGAGATAAACGGCAACGCCGGTTCATCTTCCCACCGCCGCCCGCTAATCCACGTCGCCGGGTGAGGTCGTTTGTCTGGCGGTCTGCTGGTCAGGTCCGGAAGCTGCAACGTCAGCGCCCGGAGAGCCGCCGCTCGAAGTTCTGGAGTTTTCAGCACAGCCCGAGCTGCTTTCAAGGCTGCGACCTTCGCCTCTCTCCGGGGATAGACAGGCCAGAACTCCTGAGAGAACCAACCTTCCACCGGATCGATCACAGACACTGCGGCGGTTTTTGCCGCTGTTGGTGTGTGTGTTTTTGCTTTTGTATTTACTGGAAATGGAGACGGAGAAGAAGAGTTGCCATTTGGTTCATGTAAATCGTCAACCAAAAGTGAACCACCCTTCGTTTTTGGTTCGTGGTTTGCTTCACGTCTGGTTGCACCTGAGCGCTTACCACCTGCGCTGCTTTTCTCACGCCAAACCTCTTGTTTGCTACGTTCTGCAAGAAGCCTGTCGTTGTATATGCGCCCGTCTTCCTGTCGAAACTTCGCCCTGATGGTGGCTTCGCTTTTTGACCATGCTGAGCCAAGTCTAGACAAAGTCTGAAGCGCTCTGGAGTCGGCTGGAAGGCCGCAATCTGGAGAAAGCCAAGCATGGCACAAGAGGCGAATATATGCACCCTCTTCGGCTGATGTCATAAGGGTAATGTCCATCGAAGAGAGCCAAGAATCCGGGTAGAATTGAAACGCTGGAGACTTGTACGCCTTCATCGCCGCAGACCTTGCAGCATGTAGCTGGTGACTTCATGCGCCGCCTCACGGATCACGACGCGCAACAGCCGCATCAGGTCGTTGATGAATAGCTCCACGTCCTTTGGGCTCTGTTGTGGCGCGTGCTTCTGCACAAACGCCCGCACGGCGCGTATCGATGCGTGTTCTGTTTTTGGCGCAGGTTGCGCCGTCTCGTTTGTCATTGATCTACCTCTCTACCTCAAAGTTTTGAGAATGGACCCGGCCCGCAGGAGGTAGGCTGCAAGCCGGGTGAATTCCAATCCGCGTCGGGGATCAATCCGACAAACCCATTATACTCCGTTTTGCTTCAGCGTGGTAACGTCCCACTCTTCAAACACCAGATACGGGTATCGCTGCCGAAACAGCTTCGCCTTGAGCTTGTACGCTTCCGTTTTCATACCCTTGAAGTCCACCACAACGATTTTGTTATCGCGGATGAAGCGGAAGTCCGGCACGTACTCCATAGCTCGCACCTTGCGCCCCGTGGCGTCAACGTAGCCATCCATAAGCGTGTAGCGTGGTTGCCGCTCCAGGCTCTGGATTGCCCCGACCTTATGCCACAAATTGAGCAACGCGAACGCCCGAGCCTCACCGGCTGAATCGAACGTCACCCCGTCCACGGTCTTTTTCACCGCGTTGTACTTGTGCGCCTTTGCCTTGCCCGAGCCGGCCAATGGTGAGATACCGGCCCGAGCACAAAGTTCCTGGTATGCTTTCTCGGTCATCAGGCGGTTACTTAACCCTTACGTGAGATCCCAAAGGCGCAAGAACGGCCCCAGGGACGCCATCCATGCCAGACTCCAGCGCGTTGTAAATCGTCGTCAGGTTTGGGTCTTTTTTGCACTCCTGAAGCCCTGCAAGATCCGGCAACGCAGCGCAAACCTTCCGCCACAACTCCGCGTTCATCTTCACCGTGACCGTTCGGTATTCATCCGGTATCAGAGCCTCATCAGTGATAACGACAGGTCGCCGGCCGCCATTCCCTACCAAAGAGATACTTCCCGTTTTGCCTTCCAGCTTGCGAGGCTTCCCGGCCCGGAACTCCATCTCTTCCAGCGTCACCAGAATCGCGGATTTCAGGACGGTCAGTTGCCGGTCAAAAGCTTGGGCCCGGTCCTGCATGGTCCGAGCCTCATTCTTTGCCGCGTCCCGCATCATCTCCAGATACTTCCACCAGCCGCGCACGCCGTCCACCTTCTGGACTTCGGCCTTCATGTACGCCGCTATCGCAAGGTCTACCTCCTGCAGTTCAACAAATGATTCAATACCGGACGCTTCCGGCACCGTCAGTTCTTCGCGTTGCTGAAACAGGTCTGCTAGTCCCTGCTCTATGTTCCATAACGTCATGCTCATGCTGCTAATTCCTCCGTAGTCAGCGGAAGTTGTGCAGGCTCCGCACCCGCACCCTTCCGCCCTTCCCTGCGCTTCGCCTGACGGTGCAGAAGTTCGCACGTATCAATCAGGAGCTCCTGTGTTTCCGTGTCCCAGTCCGCGAACTGGTCTAGCCAGTCGTCTTTAGTGCTTTTACGTGGTCGCGCCATCGTTATTCTCCTACTTCTCAAACCGCTTCAGTGCCGCGTGCAGATCGCAAACGCACGCCTTATAGTCTTCCAGTTCCACGCGTTTTTTTTGGCCGAACGCTTCCGCAATCCGGTCATACTCCCGTACCGCTGTAGACCCGCATTCAGTTAGGCGTTCCAGCAAGATCTCGCAAATGGCAGGGAACTTGTTGGTATCGCGGTCGAGCCGATCCAGCCACCCGGCAAGCTCGTTACCGCCAGCCTGAGGCATCGCCGCCGCCGGTTGCGCCCTCTGGTGTTCGTCTGCGTATTCCTGTCCCGCTGCTGAGTTTGAATCGTACTTTGACCAGCCTCCGTTGGGTAGCGCTTTCCCGTCCTCGCGCCGCTTCGGGAACAAGTTCTTGAGGTCCATGCTTTGCCCAAATGAGAACTTAGCGTTACATGCCATGCAGATCAATTCGTAATAGTCGTAACTCTTGCCAGCATTTTTCCCGGCCTTCGCTACCGACGTTCGAACCCGATAATGCAGGTCGTCGGCTTGGCAGCATCCGCATCTGCTCTCCGCGTCAAACACTTCCTGAATGCCGGCCAGTTCGCCAAACAAATCCTTCGGTGTCGCGCCCTCGACGGCAAATTTAAGCCGCCCGTTACTGCTTGTATACTCCGCTTTCATCGCTGCTCCCTCGCGGCCTTTGCCGCCTGTTTCCGTTGAACGTCTTTTACTGCATCCATTACCTGGTCGTAGCACCAATCGTATAAATCGGCACTCACCGCGTCCACCTCATCAGCCGGACACTGAGCCTTCTGAGAGCAAAAGAAATCCATGCTCTGGTAGTTGCCAAGGTTTAATTTAAACGCTACCGACCGAACAACTTCCACCAGCCGCGTGTCCGGCACCGCGCCAGTTATCGTGCGTCCGTCTGCTCCTACGAGCATTTAGACAGCCTGCTGGCCAACGCCGCCTTAATGGACGGCCAGTCCTCAGCACAATCCAGCATCTGCGCTATGTCGCACATGGCGTCATAGGCCTCGTTAAGTTCGCGAGCATTATCCTTGCTGCGCTCCATCCATATGGTTCGGGATGCCTGCGCGTCCAGCAGCCTGGATTGCAATTGTGCAATCAATGCTTCCATTATTGGCCCCCTTCTTCGTAGTCCAGAATGCAGGTGAAGCACAGTTTCCCGGCTGTCGTCGCTACCAGCCGATCCGTATAAAACTCCCGGACGCAATGAGCGCAGCGTTCTTCCGTCGCGTGGTGGTCCAGCCGTTCTTCGTGCCATTCTTCCGGCCCGAACTCGCTGGCGTCAACGTCTTTCGATACTCGCGCAACCGGAGTTACCGCTGAAATCCAGCCCGCGACGATTGGTGCAAAAACAGGGTGAAGGTTTTCCATGTGGCCGCCCTCCTACAAGCGACAATCTAATAATACATACGTACTGAGTTAAATGCAACTGGTATTTTCTACCGGCCCGAAACGCTGCACCAGCAGCCATGCCAGCGCGGTCGGAAGTTGCCGAGGTTTGCCACGCCCAACCGGTCCAGTGGTGGCCCGCCGCTGCATCTCTGTAGTGCCCCGCTCACGCAGGATATCCGGGCAGTGAAACGTGAACCGCGCCCAGTCGTGTTCCGCGCCCGGTGCAATGGTTTCCAGCTTCTCAGGTGCCGGTCTGCCAACGCCAAACCACGCCTCCAAAACCTCACGGCACAGGCTGGAAACGCTTGTATCCGCGTCCACCCGCGCCTTCATCGCCCGGTGTGTTTCACGTGGAACGCACACGGTCATCAGCGTTACGCCCGGTGCCGTGCCCTTCTTTGTTGCTCGTTTTTTGATTGCCATGCCAACCAGCATAGCAATAAAGCATATCTACTGCAATAACAGAGCGTTTGCCTTGCTGTTGACGTCTGGCGCAGGCCCGCCCACCGGCAAATTGCAGGTCGCAGCCTGGGTAATGATCGGTGTTGTCGCCACGTCAACAGCCTGTCCGTTAGGCGCTTCGTTTATTGGACATTTGCACGACGCCAGCATCACACCCGTTGGCTTGCCGTCTGGTCCGATTGCCTCGCCAGCGGGACTACAGGCAAGCGAATAACACTGCGCCATGCCTTCAGGCAGCGTGTCGCACACATACGGCTGAGCGGGCGTTCTGTGTTTCCAGTCAGGAGCCTGCGGGATGTTCTTTCTGATTGAGTACGCGCTCCAAACGCCCGTTTTGCCATCAACTACTGGATCTACGCACTTGTTGCCCTCTGGCATGTTGCCGGTGCCGGGAGACGATACGGACGGCCCACGCATAATTGGACACAGGCAATCTGCCGCTTGCCACGTTGTCACGGCGCCCATCGTATTGACCGTAATTTGACCCTTTCCCGGCGTGCAATTTGTCGCGGCACACAACGCATAGTCGTTTGTGCAAACCTGCACGGGCACGGTGGCGACATCGCGTGAGCGACACGCAGACGTAATCAGGATGGCAAGCAGCGCGGCGTATTTCATTTTAATCTTGTCCTCTAGGTCAGCAATGCTGAAACGAGTTCCATGTCAGACGCCGAGATCGTTGCCCCGGCTAACAGATCAACCGGCAGCGGTTCGCAGTCCAGCGTCACGATCTGCGCAAATACCGCATCTGCTTCGAACGCTGCCGCAAACTCCGGCTTCACCATCCGCGCCGCGCCGTCATTGACAGGAATGCTGTTTGCGTCCGTCATCAACGCAACCCGTGCCGCCGCCGCTGCCCCGTATTCGGCCTCTAGAAGCCGCAGGATGCGTCGCAGCTTCCACGCGCCCATCGCTGGTATAGGCTGTCCTGCCAGACGCTTCAGCGCCCCGGAATCGACTGCTAACAGAATCTCTTTGACTGTGATTGTCATGATGCGTATTGAAACACTCCATTCGTAAATACGATTAACGTTTTAGTTGCCGGATCAAAACTGTCACTGCCGCCAACCGCTTGCTGTGCCATCGAGTCCAATCCCAGATTAGCGCGAGCCGCTCCCGCATTTGGAACGTCGCTCAGATTGTTTGCAACCGTCAGATACGTTGCGCTGAGGTTTGGAATATCTGATGTTACTAAACTGCGGAACGTGGGAGCCGCAGCCGGACCGGATGTTGGGCCCGCATAAACCACATTACCCAGTGCGGTTGCAATGCTTAACGTGATGCTTCCAGCCGACGTAACCGGAGATCCGGAAACCGTAAACAACGCGGACAGGCCGCTGAGCGTAATTCCCACGCTCGTGACAAACGAGAAACCAATATCTGCTGCAACCAACGCCCGAAATGTCGGAACTGCCGCCACGCCTGCAGTCGGTCCCGCCAGCACGGTGTTTGCCGTTTGTGTGTTCCAGGCAATAGCCAAGGTGCCGGCAGACGTCACGGGAGAACCTGTCACCGCAAACTGAGTCGGAGCCGTAAGCGCCACGCTGGTCACTGTAGCCGTTGCCACACCTGCTGGCGCCGCGCCCGCTACCACGGCCCCCGACGAACTGCCGCCAGATCCGCCGCCCATTCCTGCCCAGAAGTCCAGATACGACCCGATGACGCCCACGTTTATCACGGTCACCGTGTAGAGGTAGTGTCCCGCGTTTGCCCCGGCTGGCATTCCTGCTTGGTCCAGATAGGTGTCAACCTCGATCAGCTTGCCCTGGACTTCCTGAATCACGTAATCGACGGGAGAAGCTACTGATCCGACTAACGCTGCGATGCCGACTGGTTTGTCTTCCAGCGCAATAGACAGGTATTGCCCTGGTGTCAGACCCGGAAAGTAGGTGTCAAACGAAAACGATACCGGCAGAGTTGAATAGGCTTCCAGCGCCTGTTGCGCCGCCAGTAAACCGGTCGGAGCGCTCGTGTTGTTCGTGTCGGAAATCTTCTGCTGATACTTTCCGGTGCCGTCCTCAATTGCGGCCCGCGCCTGAACCAGAGCGGTATCCTCCACCACGATGCAATCGCCGCCCAGCCGGTTGTACTCAACCTGCAGAAACCAACTAGAGTCTAGTGGTAACGTTAACAGCGAAATGCCGGATATCTTTGGCCAGCCCGTCACGCTGGCAAGTTCAACAGACGCGCTGCCCGGTGTGTAATACAAGTTTGCGGTGTTGCTGGTTCCTTCCACTGCTACCTGAAGAGTTTCGGTCCCGAAAGTAGTCGAGCCGCCCGCAGTCAGTGCTGCAGACCATAAAAAGTTGGTCGTCGCTTCCGCCAACGCCGCGATGTACCCCTGTCCCGCGCTTTTGTTGCGGACGGTGAACACGCCAGCCGCCGGAGCGTCCGCATTCAGTAAAGGGTTTTCCCACGTCGGCATCGAATACGTCAAGCCGCGTTGAGATTCCGTGGCGTTCAGAGCGTACACCAGATTCGTCGCGCATGCTGCCGCCGTGGCCCCGATCAACACTTGGCCCCACTCCCGGTTATCCAGGGTGGTCACAAACGTGTAAACCGTGTTTGCAAAGTCGCCGCCGCCGCTAATACCTTGGTCAATCCAAAATACTGTTCCATCCGGCCCTGTTGCCCCGCCAGTGTAGTTCCATACCGGTTCGGTGCCGCCAGATGTTCCAGGAATTGTCACCCTCTGGACATGCCCAGCCGGGTCGATAATGATCTGGCCCACAGTGTACGGTGCCGTTATCGCCCAGTTGTACGTGGAGCCACCAGCCGGATAGGAGATGGTTATCGTGTCGCCGTCTGCCGGCAGTCCGGCGAACGTGCCAACCGCCGTGTTCTGCGTGTTTTGCGTAACCCACGCCGCTACAATTTGAGTCGGCAATTCTCGCAGCGTGAAAGTGTCCGTCACGCTGTTGCCGGTGAACAGTTCGGAGGAGTTGGCAAACGCATTTGCTGATAGTTGGATAATCTGCCGATTGCGGAAGTCCTGCCGGTTTTGCTCCCACTTCATTGAATCCCAGTTGATGTCTTCCGTAACCAGCGAGAACGGTGCTGCGGTCAGACTCGGGACGTGAAACTCAAGTTCCTGCGTAGCGGGGTCCACGTACCAGACGAACTGCGATGACGTGGCCAGGTTGCTGATGATGTCGGAGAGCGGAGTGTAATCGGAGATCACCAGCGACGGGATAGTAGATCCGCCCGAGATCGTGCCGAGCGTGATCGGTGAGCCCGTCATGAGCGCGTTAAACAGGCTGGTGACGATAGACCCCGCCGTCACGTTGATGAAGGCCTGAGGCGGTACCAGAATCGCGTCCAGGCATTGCTCCAGCGACACCACGGAGCAGAAATACTTCCGGTACCCTGCCACGCCGTCCCACGACTCCTCTATCCGGTCAATCGTGCCCACGAATACCAGCGTGGTCGCAGTCGGCCCGACGTCGTAAATGAACAACTGAGAGCCCATTGTCGGAGAGTACGCATCGCCCGCCGCCACGCGGATCGGCACCGTTGCCGTGCCCCGCTGCCGCATCATCAGCTGGAAGTCTGAGCCTGTGCCGCTGAAGTCAAGCCGCGTCGTCTGGTCGGTCAAACCGCCAATAGGCTCGTTGATTACCAGCCATGCTGTACCGGGAACCGGTGGCACCGAGACAGACGCCATGGTAACGAACCCGATAACGGTCCCGTTTGCGTCGTTTGTGGTCCAATTGACCGTCAGAGCTCCGGAGCCCGGAAACGATGGCACGCCGACGGCAGTTCTTGTCTGAGTGTCGTTGTTCGCAATCTGCAGGTAATCGGAACTGTACGAATGCGCATTTGATGTTCCCGCGCCGTTCTCATCCTGCACCGCCGTTGATACTGAGGACGTCGCCGTATCACGTGCTGCAATCGACGTCCGCAGGCCGCCAGTGCCCGCGCCGCTGGTCTTTGATGTGGTTGCATACAACGCCAGCCCGGGATTGAAGCTGAGGCCGCTCTTTACGGTCTGCGTAACCGGAGCCGCCGCCGATGTCTTGGTAAACGATCCTACCCACGCATCCGATACCTGCAGACACAAACTGACCGCCTGAAACGCGCCAGACGGGCTTGTGGGAAAGTTGAGCGTGAAGCCCCCGCCGTCGAAGCTTTTAAACGTTCCCCGCAGCGTGTCCGCGCCGATACCTGAAAGCCCGAGAACGCAGCCTTTCGAAGCTGACGCACCAGACGGTGAAGAGAACTTCGAAAACGCCGCAGCCGTGCCCACGTTGTCAGAACTAAACAAAGCCTGAAACCATTGCCCCGTTTCGGTTGCGCCAACGCTGTCCGTCGCGTTCGGCCCCATACACCCAAACCCAAACGCCGCGCCGGTTGCTCCTGCTGGTAGCGCCGCTGTGACGGCCCCGGCGTGAAGGTGAAACACAAGGTTTGGTTGCCACGTCAGGCCCGTTACCACGGCATCGCCAGACGTCGGCATATTCCAGTTGATCGTCTGCGACAACGGTGCTTCAGTGGCCGTAAACGCGATGTAGTTGACCACGTAGCCGGTGGCCGCTGTGTTGGTCGTCCAGTCCACGGTGAACCCGTCAGTGTCGATTGTTAGGTGTCCCAGAGATTCGACGGCCCCGGAATTGGTCACAAAGTTGAGCGCTTCGTCCGCGAAGTAACGCGCCGTGTTGCTGGTGCCGGCCGCATCCTGAATCGCCGCGCAGACTGAGTAACCGCCGCCGAACGGCGACCACAGTCCAGCCATCTGTTTGACGCCAGCTTCCCACGTTGCCGAGGACGTGTTGCCCGCGCTGAAGAAGATAATGCACGACGCCTGGAATCCCAGTCCGGTGATGCTCTGGCTGGTGACCGCGCTCGATTTTGTAAACGATCCTGAGTAAGCCATTTCGCCTTATTTTACGGTACCGAATAAATCAGAATGATTTTTTCATCCCCCCCCCCGCATCCCCCCGCATATTTTCCCCGTATCCCCGCCTTGACATTTTACCGGGAAGCTGGGGAATACTTTGGATTCGTGCTCTTGAGATACGCCGGGAGTTGCCGCGCCACTTCCCGCACAAACTCACGCGGGTTGTTGACGCCGTTCGCCGTGATGCTGCCAATGGTAATACCGCCGCTGGTGGAAGATGCTGACGGGAAACTGAGCCCGGCCCCGCCGTTGAGCATGTGATTGGGTACGATGCGCCCGGCCTGATCCGGTATAAACAATTCCGGCCCGCGTTCGCCAACAATCGCCATTTTTCCCGGTTCCGGTCTGCCGCCGTCCGCAAATGCAGCCAACGGAGCGAACGAAGATATCTGACCATAAATGGCCGCTGCGACTCCAGGTGCCAGTGCCGGTCCAATAATAGGAATTGCTGCTGTCGCTGCCGCTGCCGCTGCTGCTCCAACCGCTGCGTAGCTCATGACTGACGCAACGTTGAGAGCAGATGTAGCCGCGTGCGAAGTTGCTGCCGCTCCGATCTGAGCCGTTGCTACTCCCGCAAACGCCGGAATCAGTTTCAGGATGCCCTGCAATGCAGCCTGGAGTCCGATCTTGAGAACGCTGGTCGCCGCAGTCATGGCAAGTTGCTTGCCAACGTCCCGCAGCATGTGGCCGAGCTTTCCACCTTCGACCGCAGCTCTTGCCAAAGTGGAAGCCAGCCCGTTTACCATGTTGTCCGCCAGTTGTACGCCGGTAACGCTTAATTTTTGCCCGATTGTTTTGTCTGATCCAGCTACTCCAGCCAATCCAGTTTTTAGAATCCCCATCGGAGATTCTTTTTGCTTTAACTCCAGAATGCGCGACTCCGCTGCATACTGTTCGTTTGTGACCCCGACACGTTCGCGCTCTAACTGAAGCGAGTACTGTGCTGCCTTCGTTTCGTCGCCAGCGGCTTCTGCGATCTTCTGAAGCGATTCGAGTTCTGCAATCCTCGCGTTACCTTTTTCGCGATCAAACTGAGCAAGTTCCCGCATATGCTGAACCTGTTGCTGAAGCGTGTGAACTACTGCTAGACCGTAAGCACGTTCATTCTGAAGTTTTCGACTTTCCGCCGCGCCTTCGGCCCCGGCTGCGGTGCGCATCGTTTGATTTTCTTGCGCACGTTCCCGCGCCTTGATCATGTCCGCTGCGATGCGGTTTCCCAGCGCCTCAGATTCCAGAGCCAGTTCTGTAAACTTCGCCAGATGCTGTTGAGCTTTCTTTGCCTCAGCATCCATCACTGACGCTCCACGTTTCGCGATGGACTCGATGAGTCTATTTCGCTCTTGGTTGAGCGTCCCGAGCTTCATTGTGATGTCGCGGTACCGTTCGGTATTGTCGGACTCGACCGCCAGACGTTGCTGCCAAAACTTAAGTTCTTCTCCGATGGTTACCTGGTGGTTAGACTTCAGTTCCGCCAGCGCCAGTTGATCAGCCTGGCCCATCTCCTGCGTATGGCGTTTGGCATCCTCGGTCGCTTTTTTTTGAGCTGCGTCAGCTATCTGCGCGGCCTCTTTGTCGCCCTTCAGGTTTGCGTTGACAGAACCGAGACCGATACCTTTGGCTTGCTCTTGTAGAGACGCAATCTCACCTTCCAGCAAAGCGATCCGCGCCGACTTGTCGACCGCATACCCGCCGGGAGCCGCAACCGCCGATTTCAGCAGGTTCTGAAGTCTTGCAACCTCTGCCGTGTACTCTTTGGTGAGTTCGGTATTTAGCTTTGTCTGAGCCGCACGTTTGAGCGCTTGGGACGTCTCAGCGGCGAACAGGGACACGCCGCCAACTTCCGGCACGTTCGTTGCAGCCTGAATGCCCTGGTTGCCCTTTTCGGTGAGCGCCGCGATGCGAACCTGAAACGCCCGAAGGCGTTCTTCAATGTCTTTGGTTCCGGCCTCTCCGATGATCTGCCGTGCAATCCCGACCTTGTTAGCTGTAAAGATATCCTGAATTGTTTTCAGATCTTTCGCGAGAGACTGCTGGAGCTTGTCAGCCGCCACCCGAGCTTCGTCCAGAGCTTCTTTTAGCCCGTTCTGAGGCTTGTGTTCAATCTTCGCAATCTCATTCGCCAGTTTGTCATTGGAGAGCTGCAGTTCATCGTTCGTCTGGCGACCGGCTTGAATGAGATCCGCAAACGCCGCATGTATAACGGCACCGCCCTTGCCAGCGCCCTCGAATAATTCAGTGATGTTACCGGTGATCCGGACAATAGCTGTAGCAAACGCAATGGCTCCGAGAACCGGAAACAAGTTTACCAAGACTTGACCAAGTCCAGGGATAAGCCCAATAAACCGTTCCGCCGCAACGCCAAGACCAGGAATTGCGCCGACGAACGTTTGCATTTTTTGCCCTGCTTTTTCAGCAGCTTCGCCGGTTTGAGTAATACCAGATGCAACCTGTTTAATCGTTGCAGTCGTATTGTTCATGCTGCCAGCAGATCGATTAAACGCCTCCGCAATTTTGCCGCCAGCGTTTGCCGCCGCCGCTTCCGCTGCTTTCAGATCCGCCTGAAGTTTAGTCGGGTCGCCTTCAATTTTTACGCGAACGCTTCCGAGATCCATTTAGTTCACCACCGCATTTTTTCGAGTCGCCCAGTCGGGCAGGTCGTCAACTTCGCCGCTGATTTGCTTATCTGGCCTGAGAGCCATCCATTTATCCGCCAGAGCCTTTGACTTGCGTTCGGCCCGGTCGCCCTTGCCGAGCAGGTCTTCCGGCGTCCAGGGTGTGCCGTCGCTGTCAAAGTGCGCGTTGTACAAGGTCGCCTGAATCGAAGCGTGCAAGTAGTTCTGTCGCTCGATGCCATCCAGCCATACCTGCCGTAACGCGGAAAACTCCCGAGGGGTCAGGCTCCACAAAGTTGCCTCTGTCAAACCTAAACCGTCTCGGGAGATCCCAAACGCCCACACTCCCAGCCAGTCTTCTTCGCTTAGGCCAGCGCGGTCGCTTCCGCCGGAATCGCTTGCACTGAGATTTCCGCGTCCGGCACTGCTTTTTTTACCGCTTCGATAAGCGCTTCAGTCACGAGCGGTTCGTCTGCGGGCTCCATAATGTCTGCGAAATCCACAGCACGCTGGAACCCTTCGGAGCGCCACTTGCCGGTAATCGGGTCGAAGTTGCCCGCCGCCGCCGCTGCGAGTTCCAGCACTGACGCTGTGGCCACGTTCTTGCCCCATTGCGCCAGTTGGAAATGCGCAGCATAGGAAAGCCGGAACGTAAGCATCTGGCCGCCAGCCAACGTGACTGACGGCCATTTGATCGGTTGTACGGTTTGCAGTGTCATAAAGCCTTTCTTTTGCTAAAATAAGAGAGCGGGGTGATTCGATGTTGACGCATCTGACACCCCTAACCACCGCGATCCGAAGGAGATCACATGGCTAACAATCAGTTTACGTTCAAGTCGGTTACAGACAGGTTTTTGAGTCACGTTGAAATGGTGCCGTGGTCCGGCTGTTGGATCTGGATGGGAAGCACGAACGGCAACCGCCAGCATCCCGAATATAACTACGGCAAGTTCGGCCAACTGACGGATGGCATCATGCAAACCGTTTACGCCCATCGCGCATCGTACGAGATGTTTCGAGGCAAGATACAACCCGGCCTTCAACTCGATCATGTATGCCGCGTGCGCCTGTGCGTTAACCCCATGCACCTGGAACCAGTCATTAGGCTTGAGAATGTCGCCAGAGGTGCATCTGGTGATTTCCAGGCCAGTAAAACCCATTGTCCGCAAGGCCATCCGTACGACACGACAAACACGCTCCTCATATCCAGACTGGACGGGAAGAGCGTGAGTCGCATGTGTCGAGAGTGCAGCCGTGAACGTAGAAGGCAATGGTACAAAACCTCAAAGCGATAGCGCGTTACTGAAGCGTGGGGGCTCCATTATTTGACAGTTCGATATCGGCCGTGAACACGTCGCCGACCTTGCCGGTTTCGTTGAACCCGGTCACGTAGGCCGCGAAGTAATCCGTGCTGGCTACGGCCTGATCGGGATAAATGGCCTTAAAGTTAACCAGCGTTTGATTGATCATCAGCAGCCGCAGACCGCGAATCACGCCGGATGTTGAGTTCTGGTGTGTCGCTTCCTTCGGCATGTAGAAGATCTTAAATTTGATTGTTCCCATGTCGAGCAGCGTGCTGATGCGTCTCCGCCAAAGGTCGCCCGCGTTGGTAACGTCAGCGGTTTCGGCCTTCAGCGGCATCGTGAAATCGGACACGTTGCAGATCGTCGTGAAGGTTTCAGGACTTGAACCGTTTCCGGCTTGAAGCTGAAATCCTGTAAATGAAAGACCGGCTCCGACGCCGGATGTCTGTGATGCTGGTGCAGGCATGTCGTTTAATCTCCTATGCGTCCTGATTTACGTACAACCTCACGTCTACCAGGCGCATAAACGTGAGAGGGTCTGTCTGAGCGATTCCCATGTCGATATCGTTCGCTATCAGATTTGGATACGTTGCAAGGCCTGGAATACCGGGCCCGTCGAAAGTGTTAAGGAATGCCGTGAGCGCCAAAACCACGAGCTCTGCGTTTTCCGAGTCGTTACCGCTGCCGTAAATCCGGAACTGGCACCGCGTCCAGCCCGTCGGCATTTTGCCCGAGCCTACGTAATCGCCCGGGTTTCCCACCATCTCCACCACCACGGCTGGAAAGTCCCGGCCCTGAGGTAGCCGCTGATCAAACCAGCGAAACGGTGACGAACCGAGCAACGCCACCAGCCCCGCGTCAACGCTGGCTGCACTGTACAGTCTTGCTTTCAGGCTGCTCATGGAGTGGCCACCGTCACCCGCTGTAGCTTCAGGCGCGTCATTGTATGTTGGCTGTCAGATTCCGCGCCCAGCAGGTCGTAGCGCGTGCCGTCAACGTCTACCTGCCAGCCCAGCCCGGCCGCCGCGTTACTTGCCAGTGGATACCAGCCGGTCAGCAGCACATGCCGAAACCGTTCCGCCAGCACATCCGGTACAGACTTCCGCTCCGTCGCACTGAACCCATCAGGAGCATCCATACAGGGAATGTTAACCATGCCGGACACCGCCGCAAACGTGCCGATAAAGTTGCCCGTTACGCCCTGCGTCTGGACTGGCGCGTAGAAGGTCGCGAGCGAGATAAACAAGCCCGTCTGAACCGCCAGAGGCATGATTGCAGATAACGCGTAACTGAAGCCTTGCTGCATTACAGGTAAGCCTGCCTCTGCGCTTGGTTCCACCAGCGCTGCCGATACGCAAACGAGGTCGAGCATTGCTCGATGATCATGAACGCCCCGGATTCGTCGTCGGTGGTTCGGTACTGAGCCGCCTGTTCGCGCAGCATCTTTGCGCCTTCCGCGGGTTTCATTTCGACGTCAAGAATACGGGTAAACATGGCCAGCTTCGACGAGTTCGCTGCCATCGCATCGAGCAGCAAAGCCGCGACGCGGAGGTATGACACTGCGAATGCTGGCACGTTTGCGCCCGAGGGTGGCGAGTAAAACTGAGCGCTTTGGAACGTTCCGCCCTGAATCGTAAACGCCGCACTGACTTCAGCATCCGCAAACACAAAGTTCTGGCTGTCGGTGTCGGAGATCAACAGTCTCACGTAACTGATAGCGGGTTCGGTGTCGAAGTCGTAGGTGAAAGCCATAGCTATTTTGTCACTTTAATCACAACGCTACCGGCTGCTGCTGCTTCCGCCGCTGCCTGCGCCAACGCGACATCAGCCGAGTAACGTTTCACCAACGGAATTGCCAATGAATCGCGGAAATGACTGATCAGCAGTTCATGGATTGCACCATATTTTGGCGTGCCGTCATTGTTTTGCTCTTCCGCAATAAAACTTTCCATTGCAGCAACGGCGTCATCAGATACGGTGGCTTCTATAATTGTATTGTCAACTTCGATAATAATTTTCATAGCGTTTGTGTCTTATTTCCAGATGGGCATATAACCGATTGAGCCGTCTGACGTAGTAACTGTAATCCATGTGTATGGATTTATGACTGTTACCGCTGGACAATTAGCACCAAGAAGGGCTGAACCCGCTCCGGTTGAGTTCGTGATACTGAACTTTAACTTACCCGCCAGATTCGTGGCATACGTAGACCGTGGTGTAATGTCCAGATTGGCAGTACCTCGATTGTATGAAATCTTACCACTGTTGGCGTCTACCTGATCGCTGCCTATCAAAATGGCAGCATCTGCAGTAGAGCTGTAAATTCGGGCACTGCCTAACACGTCTAACGCTTGGCCCGGCGTTGTCGTCCCGATACCCACGTTGCCGCTAGACAGAATCGTCATGCGCGTCATGTCGGCTCCGCCCGTTCCGTTTTGCCTCGTGCCAAACACTAGCTTGCCAGCCTGGTTTCCATCGGTCGCGTTTTCTTTTAGGCCTCCGATATAGCCATACACGTTAACCGCAGTACTGGTAGTATATCTTCCAGAAAACCATATGCCTGCTCCCATACCTGTTGCAAATGCGTCTGTTGCATGCAGATATAAGGTTCCCGGGTTATTTGTAAATGCTGTGTTTGCTAACCCTTGTCCGTGCAACGTAGTGATAGGCGCGTTACTACCGATGCCCAGCCTGTTGTTTGTGGCATCCCAGAAAAAATCCGCAGGATCTTGATTCAGAATCCCAGAGGCCGAGACATACGGCACCGAGCCAACCGTGGTCAGGTTGCCCACGCCGCCGATCAGGTCGGTACCAGCTACGGCAATGGACGGGACGCCGGTTGCCGTCGTGTTTTTCAGCAGTCCCGTCGCCAACCCAGAAAGCGTGGTGCCGTTGATTTTGCTGACGGTCGTTGCTACGGTGCCAACCGTGGTGGTAACGTCTCCGGTCAATGCTGGCATTTGTGCCGCTGCCAATGTTCCGGCTGTGAGATCAGACGCGCTACCAGATGTTGCTACCGTGGCCAAGGTAAGAGCCGTCGAGAATCCGCCGGTACCGTTGCTCGTCAGAGCCTGGCCAAGCGTTCCGTTTGTAGCTACCGCATAGTCTGTTCCGGCCACGGCAATTGATGGCACGCCAGTCGCCGTTGTGTTTTTGAGCAAGCCCGTTGCAAGCCCAGACAACGCGGTGCCGTTGATCTTCACCACTGTAGTTGCCGCCGATCCCACGGAGCTTGTTGCATCACCAGTCAAAGCTGGCAGCCGAGCTGCTGGCAGCGTTCCAGATCCCAAGTCCGAAGCTGAACCCGATGTTGCCACCGTTGCAAGAGTAAGCGCAGTACTAAATCCGCCAGTTCCGTTGCTAGTTAAGGCTTGGCCAATTGTCCCGTTGGTGGCTACCGCGTAATCAGTACCGGCTGTTGCCGCTGAAACAACGCCAGCACCGTTTGCTTTCAGAATGCCAGTCAGCGTTCCAGCGCCGCCCCGTGCCGCTGCCAATGTTCCCGCTGTGAGGTCAGACGCGCTACCCGATGTTGCCACGGTGGCAAGCGTCACCGCTGTTCCAAAACCGCCAGCGCCATTGCTGGTGAGAGCCTGCCCGATTGTCCCGTTCGTCGCTACTGCGTAATCTGTACCTGCTACCGCGATGGAAGGAACGCCGGTCGTCGTCGTGTTTTTCAGGATACCGGTGGCAAGCGTGGCAAGCGTCGTGCCGTTAATCTTCACCACCGTTGTTGCTACGCTACCGGCCGAGCTTGTCACGTCACCTGTCAGGCCTGGCATCGCTGCAGCCGGTAGTCCGGTAGCGTTAGTTAAAACCAATACAGACGGCGTTCCAAGATCAGGAGTTGTTAGCGTCGGTGACGTTGCCAACACAACTGAACCCGTACCGGTTGAGCTGACAGCCGTGCCAAAACCTCCAGCGCCATTGCTTGTCAGGAATTGTGCGTTTGTGCCGTTCGTCGCTACTGCGTAATCCGTGCCCGCTACCGCCGCCGAAACGACGCCTGCACCGTTTGCCTTTAAAATGCCACTAATCGTTCCTGCGCCGCCCCGTGCTGCTGCTACCGTACCAGAGGCAAGGTCTGACGCTGAGCCAGATATCGCTACCAACGCAAGGTTTCCGGTGCTCAACAATCCTACTGAGTCCGTGGCAACGTAAGGCCGCGCCGCTGCATTTATCAGCGACGTCATCGTTACCGTGGACATTGCAATAAACGGTCCGGTCACCGTCAACGAACCAGTCACAGGTCCAACGCCTTCAAGATCCGCGATAGTGTACGGCCCGCCGGTCGGTGGAACCGTCCACTGCGAAGTAACCGGCAACCGCTGGCCGCTCTGGTTGTAGACAACCGTGTACAGCCCAGGAGCCAGACAGATATCAATCCCGTCTGAGACGTTGATAACCTGCCGCGCCTCAACCAGCGTTGCACCAGCAACCGTCGTGGCGTACTGCAGCGTGTAGGTAATCGAGCCGGTCCACACGGTGCTATCCGGGTTCAAGAACGGATCGACAATGTTGATAAAGCCGGTATCGCAGACTATGCTCATTTTACCCTTTGCTCAAAACAGAAACGCCGCGTTGACCCCTCACCCGAGTTGTCAGCGCGGCGTCACCTTATAGCCGATTGCTGAGCCTTAAACGCCCTGCCCGGTGGAAGACACAGCCGAACGTCCGTCTAACTGAACGCCGCCAAACGCCATCACCGCCTTGAACTCGCTTGCCATTGTGCGGAAATCGCCGAGGGTCTGGTCGACAACGCCCGAGAGCGACATTGTGTTCGGAACCTTGCGGTACAGCTGAGGTGTCTCGTAGCCGCGCAGGTCGCCAATTTCGAGAGCCGGTCGGCCTTGTGAAGCGGGGTCAGCAAAAACGTACCATTGCGTATATTTCACGCCTGCGCTGGTCGTTACGATGGGCAGATACGGGTCCATGATCACGGTGAGGTTGCCAATAATCCAGTTGTCTACCCTCACGCGCTGTGCACTTGCCAGAGTAGTTGTTGCGCCCGAGCCAGAGCTAACGTTCACACCGCCATTGACGTTGACGTCAACGCTGAGCTGGTGCATGATGTTTTGGGCCGTCACATAGAGAGACGGACCAACTACCAGAAACATGCGCCCGGGGATTTCGATAGGATCGCCGCCGGTGTCTACTTGATTCATAAACACCGTCATGCCGTCCGAAAGCCCCTGCACGCTAAGCGCCGGATTGTTCGAAGCCGCCCCGTTTGCCGTGATGATTTGATTGGCGAACGTGGTAGAGAACAGCGTAGAGTTCGGCCCGGTCGTGCCAGAATACAGGTTCGTGATGAACTTGCTCTTCGTGCGCCGTGCGCCACGTGCCAGCCGCTGGGACAGATCACGAAAGATTCCGAGATCATCGTTAATGACAGCTTCCCAGCTGACCTTTGCTCCCTTTTCGTACTTAAGGGGTGCATAGGTGATCGGGGTCCGCTGCGTCATGTCGCCCAACGGAAGGTCCTGCATTTCGGCAACGGCATTGAACGGTGTTTCGAGTCCGTCCATGATAAAAATCTTCTTGTTGCGGAAGTCTCCCAGCGTAGTTTTTTTGACGAGAGGAAGAACCGGAATCGGCACTTCGCTGTAATCGCCCAACAATTCTCGGTCGAGAACGTCAACCGTCAATGCCGAGAAATCGCTGCTGGTCATTGTTTCGCGAAACACCAGCGGGTAGCGTGCGCAGAGAGTGCGGAACGCCCCGGCTTCAGTCAGGTTAAACGCCTGCCGCATGTAGAACGGGTCCAGACGGCCTTCTTTGAAGTCGGCCCAGATCTCAGCCGCGCCGATAACACGACGACGCCTTGCAGCGTTTTCCGCCATTGTAACAGCAGAAAATCCGGGAACGTCTACGGCCCCGCCGGTCAGCGCAGACCCTGTGTACAGATCGAGTTCGCTCATTTAATTGCCCTCCAAACGGACCGTGCATGTGGTGCTTGTGGTGCCAGACGAAACCGCAGTCAGTGCGTTGCCAAACGCTGTGCCGCTTGAATTTTTGTCGAGGTTGAATGCGTACCGAATGTTCGTGGTCGAATCGTAGGTGCCCGCGTCAGCATACAGCTGGTCGCCGGGTTTGATGGCCGAATTGACCAGCGGAGAGTTTGCAGACCGCGCAATCACGGTCAGGAAATAGCAGTCTTCGCCAGTGTCGATGGTCGCCGTTGTCGGGCTTGTCGGAGTCGGCAGCGGCTGCAGTGCCAGAATGATGCCGGGTATACATCCCGGCGTTCCAATCTGACCCAGCATAATTGCCTGTCCAACCGTCACCGCAGACGGTACCGGCACGTTAATGTTCCAGCGTCCGTTAATTGCCTGATTTGTTGCCATTACTGAACCCTCCCGGCCACAGCGGCCTCCGAACCAGCTTCAGACAAACCAAGCCGCGTGAAGATTGCAACTTCACGTTCGTGGTCATCCTGCGCCGTCTGTTTTGCTTCGGCGAGCTTGACAGGATCTCGAACGACTTCGGTGCCGATGTTGAGCACGCGTCCACCGTTGCCGATAGCCTGCCCGAATCGCCGAGCCTCTGCCGTCACGATGGCAATAAAGCCGTCCGCGTCAACAGAGCCGTCTTTCATCGGAATCGATTCCCGAAGAACGGTGTCGATCACGAAAGCCTTTTGAGCTTCAGTGAATCCAATGGTTGCCAGAGCCTGATTGGCAATGACGATTGCATCACCGCGCCGGGCTCGTTCCTGAAGCGGTGCGGTCGCCTGAGCTACCGCCGTTTTGACCGCCGCTTCTACGATCTTTTGCACTTCGGCTGTATCCATCATGTCGGACTCGCCTCCTTCTAAAATTCCTGCGTCCCGTGCCGCTTCAGCAAGCGCCAAACCGCCGCGCCCTGCCTTCGTCACGTAGTCCACAGATTCCACATAATCGATGCTGGCCAGTTCCGGTTTCCCGTCTACCAGACGGCCCGTACCTTTGCCACCGGCCCTGATACTGAGCCCGATGTGTGGCGCACGCTCTTCGACCTTCTGCGCGTAATCCGCCATTACCTTGGCCTCTGCGTACAGCCCCGGACCTTTTACGCCGTTTGCTTCGTATCGCGCAGGGCTGGTGATGATTGCCGCCAGTTGATCGAGATTGCCTTCAGGCCGCGCCGCTTCTTCAGCTTGGGTCGGGTGATTCCAAAACATCAGCGTGCCAAGACCAAACTTGCCGGCAGCCGCTTCCAAAACTGCAGCCGGGTAGTGCGCCGTGCTGCCAGTGCCCGGTGAGATCAGCTTGATCGGATAGGAAGTCCGCATTGCCTCAGTCAGCTGGATGCTGGTCAGGAACTCTGCGCCGGTTGACTCCACCAGCTTCAGGTCTGCCGCCGCTGTGATTGCCGCTTCCTTCATGCCGCAGGACGCACCGAGCTTCATTGACGCATCGTGTATCGCTTGGAGCTGAGACATATCCCGCCGCGAGTTGCGCGCACCGGCTTCGGTCGCTTCGATCTCACCCATGTGCATTTCGTAGGTCGTCATGGGCATGACTTCGACAGCGCTATCCATCGCAATGGTCGCCCCGGATGCGTTGGAGGTATACGGCGCCTTCATCAGGTCGTCGTTATGCGAGTAAACAACGTGACCGGCATTCCCGTCGCCAAAAACGGCCACAATGTTTCCATACATGCCGGAATTCTCGTGTGCTTCGTCTAAAGCCTTACGGAGCCGCATTTCAAGATCGGCAGTGGACATACCCGCTGCCGCTTCCTGCAACTTCTGAGCTACGACCGTGAATCCTGTCCGGAGTGCCATCTGGTGCGATAGTACAGTTCATCCCGCATTCACCACAAGAAACGGTCAGAATGTTTTAGTAACATTAAAAGCGATGGCAAACGACAAGACGTGCTCCAAGGAAGGTTGTGACCGGCCCGCCGCCCGAGGTAAGGACGCATGGTGTCTGGAGTGTCGAGCAGCCTACCAGCGCGAGTACACCGAAACAAAGCTGGTGCAGGCTCGTGGAGCCGGGTTTGGCGACGGATGCGAAGCCATGCGCGAAGCTTTGATGACCACGTTTGATGCTATGGGACGCGCCCAGATCTCAGCCGGTGAAGCAGTTGGCGTCGTTCGGCAGGCTATGCGCCCTACACTAGTTCGCCCAAAGCACGTTGATCTTATCGCCGGTGGGAATGTAAACGTATAGCTGAGCCAGCGAGTATCCTGGGTTCGGCAACGGTACCGGATAAAACCCGGACGTGCCCGGCAGCAGCGGAATGCCACGTGTCGCACTGACCGAGCTATCCCCCACACGAGGACATGCAGACATGCTGGTCGTTGAGCAATTTGTAGTTGCGTTGGTCGCGTTGGCCATGATCGCAACCCAGACCGCCGAGCCTGTTGTATTGATTTGGACGGCGACGCCGGTGCCCGTGATCTCCGCAATCGTGTTTACCCGCGTCTGTGCCGCAACGGCCAACGCAATCAGCATCAAAATCAGTAGTCTTTGCATAACCGAAATTATACGCCATAATGGCCACATGAAACTTACACGCTCTTTGATGCTCCGCGCCGGGTTTGCTGCTGCCTTCTGCGTTGCGCTTGTTTTTGTCGCCAGCATGTCAGCCCAATTCACCCCGCCTACATTTGGCGGTGTCGTTAATGCATCGGCTTACGGAACAGTAACAAATTGTTCCAGTTCAGCGGCACCTGCTTTGTGTGTGGCTGCTGCGGCTGGGTCTGTGATTATTCCTGCTGCTGGAACAGACGTAACTGTGAACACAACAGCAGTGACGGCTAATAGCCAGATTTTTGCTATATTTGACCAGAGTCTAGGCACTAAGCTTGGCGTTACGTGCAACTCTACTACAGCGAACCCTCACATTGGAGCCAGAGTAGCCGGGACCAGTTTTACAATTCACGCCAACGTGTCCCCTGTAACAAATCCCGCTTGCTTTAGCTATTTCGTCATCAACTAATGTGACGCAGGGTTTCAATGAACATTCGAGCCATCTCCGGATTTAAGCCCGGCAACCTCTCTGCGATTGAGGAAATGATCACGGCCCGCGTCGCTGACGCTGTGCAGGAATCGAGCGTTGCCGTCATGGACGCTGCCAAGATCCTCGTGCCGGTTGACACCGGAGAATTGCGGAGTTCGATTGCCATGCAGCTCGAACTGAAAGGTAAAATTGTCGTTGGCACGATCTACGCAGGCGCAAACCATGCCGCGTTTGTCGAGTATGGGACTGGCCTGATTGGTGCTGCCGCGCCACACCCGCCGCTACCCACTGAAGGCGTACCGATTACCGGCAGTTGGATTTACGACTACAAAGGCCAAGGTTGGATCGGTATGGCTGCCCGCCCGTTCCTGCGCCCTGCCTATGACGCTTCGAAGAACTTTATACTGGCAGCGTTTCGCCGTCAGGGATTCAAAGTGTGACCTGCCGGAAGTCCAGCGAACAGTAACAGCGCGGGTGAGCCGTCGGCCTTTGGTTGCCAGACAAAAAAGTCTCATCAATTCCGATGTACCCTTCGGCCTCGTTTAAGATGCAGATCGCGCACGGATTGCCGGATTCCGTAACCCACCGTTTTTCCGTAAACCCGGCAGACCGCGCCAGTTCGGTTCGACCAAAGTTGTACGCGTTGTTCACTTCGGTCTGTGCGATGAGTTCGGCTCGGACGCTGCTAAATTCCTTTACTGTTGCCTTTATGGCACCAACGATGTCGTCAGCCGTGCCGCCACTTCGGACTGCCAAGGTGATGGCATCCCGCAGCTTTTGCTTTGTCGTCTCCGCCAGCGTGCCGGTCAGCTTTGAGAGTGAATTGGTTTTGAGGTACTGGAGCATCTTTGTCTCGGGTATGAGCGCCATACTATCAAGTTGCGCGGATAGCTGAGTCTCAGCCTTTATGATTGCCAGTTCAATCAGCGCTTCGTATCGGATTGCATCATTTGCCGCAATCGACAACGCCAGCGGTGACACGGAACTAATCCACCCGTCTACGACGTCAGCTTCGGCTTCTTTCATGGTTACCGCTGACACCATCAGACGCCCTTGCCGTCGGAAGTAACGAGCCATCAGACGCGTGACCTTGCGGACAATCGGCTCAAGTGCCCGAGCGTGTTCCGGTGCCCGCAGGCCTTTGATTTCGGCTTCAATCAGTTCCGCCAGCGCGTAGATTGCAGCTATCACCCGCGCACCCGGATAATCTCTGCCGTAATAATTGGGGTCCACGTTCTTGCCGCATCGGCAACTTCAGCCGCCCGCCATTCGCAGCCGCATTTTGGACACGTCCACGCATCAGTGTTTATCAGATCGGCCTTGCACGCCCGCGAGAAATGCTTAGAGCAGCAGTCGTCGTGTGCCATAAACTCAATCATCGAATAGCCTCCCGAAACAACTTCAGCGCACGGGACAATCGCGTTACCGCCGCCCGAGCTTCTTCCGTCTGCACCGCTGGGTTAACCTGTTCCGCGGTATCCATTGCGTCATTGTCGCGCAGCGGGTTGTAGGCGTCTGGACCGTCCGACGGATACATCTCCTCCAGGATGTCTTCGTTGTTTGCGATATCCACCTGCTGACCAAGCAGCCGGATGGCTTCTTTCTGGTCGATGCCCTGCCCGCCCATGTAGGCCGCCACAATAGCGTTCACCTGGGCGGGTACATCGGATTCCATGATGGTCGGGAAGTTAACCACAACTTCGATGGCCGCGTCAGATGCAGCCTCGTAGACCATAGTTCCGTTCGGTGCACGCTTTCTCGTCGCCTCAGTAATCGGAATAGTCACCGGGATGCTCCGAGCCTTAAGAGCCTCGCGCAGCTTGCCAGACGGTCCTGTAACGCTCATGTGTAGCGCGTAGGTAATCATTATGGCCAGATCCTCGCGCCATTCCTCCTGTTTTGCCATGAATCCTAGTTCTGTCGGACGGTCCAAGCTTGTAGCCGTGGCCAAGTTGCTGGTGTTCATATCGCTGAAAAACGATTCAGGAATTCCGAACACCATTGCCACCATCAGTTTGAACTCACGAACCTGAGACGGATCTCCCCCGGCGCCGGTCGTGTTAAACGCTTCTAGCTTGGTACCCGGTCCCGATGCAAACACGCTGCCATCTACCGCCGTTGGGTTGCGGTCGAGCCATGAACTGTTCGGCCCAGCCGTGGTAGATAATTGATCTTTCATGCCGGCAAGTGCCTGCTGGCCGCCTTTCGTCGTCAGCGTCATGGAGATCTGAGCCAAGCTCATCCGGATCGTGGCAAACGATTCCAGCATCCGCCGCTGAGCCTTTGCCCAATCGAGAGCCGCGTAAACCAGCGGAACGCCAAACTGCCATTTGCCAACGCCGCCACACTTCCGGTGATAAATCGGAACATCCCACATAACGTCGTAGCTGCCAATCGTTGCCGGCTTGTCTGCTGGATCGTAACCGAGAGCGGGATACCATGCCGTGATCGTCGTGTAGGATACTGCGCCGCTTCTGTAGTCAAAG